CTCTTTCCCAGACAATACCAGACCTCTTAGAGGATGGATCGTTGATTAGATGCCGAAGACGCGCCCATATTGCATCACACTGCATCTTCTTTCGATCAGAAACCGTGCGATGGCTGCGGCCAACTATCTTTCCAACTCGACGCGGAGTAGCCTTCGGAGTCGCAAATAGATGGAGAATTAACCAGTCCCGCTTGTGATCAGTACCAACCAAGCAATTGCGAAATACCCGGTTAATCGATTCCATCAATGCGATCTCTTTAGGTGTAGGAAGAATTCTTACCCCGAATACAACATCAACAGGATCACCAGCAGCGATCTCGATCATACGCTGTTTCAAATCCTCCTGATGCTCTTCAGGCGTCCTGGTGTAGTAAGGCCATGGTGAGCTATCACCTTGAGGCCCACCACCAACCCGCATACGTCGCTCGATCTCGCAAGCAGTGCAGATCGTCTCGAATACGACGTCACCGCCCTTAGGGTCACGCCCCTTGTAGACCAGACGGTCGCGAGCGTCAGCCAAAGCTAACGCTACCCTACGTTCGTCATCTGCACTCCAGGCCATTGTTCTCTCCCCTTTAAGCCGCCGCCGCCATAGCAGGACGTGATGCGCGCACGGCTATATAGTCGTACTTATCGACGCCAATACGCCGCTGTAGGAGGTACAGCACACCTTCCTTCTCCCACCGCAACGCAAACTTCGCCAATAGATTAAGGCGACGGTCTCCTCTGGTGATGCCAGAGTTGTCCTTATGCTCTCTATCGTTGGCGAGAACACCGGTATGATAGATACAGGTCTCGCCTGGAGCGGCGGTCGAGACAAACCGCTCCAGGTCCTCCACTGTTTTGATTTTCTGCATGTTTCCTATCCTCAGAACGGGATTTCGTCGTCGAAGCTCTGCGCGCGTGCAGACACCGACTTCGGTTGTGGCCGCGACTCCTGAGAGCTACTGCCGTTGCCATTTGCCTTGTCGAGCAGCACGAGAGCGGCGCTGTAGCCCTGCAACACCACTTCTGTTGAGTAGCGATCCTGGCCCGATTGGTCCTGCCATTTCCGCGTCTGCAACGCGCCTTCGAGATAGACCCGCGATCCCTTCTTGAGATATTGCTCGGCGATCTTCGCCAGGCCCTCCGAGAAGATCACCACTCGATGCCACTCGCTCTTCTCCCTGCGTTCGCCTGTGCTCTTATCCTTCCAGGACTGTGATGTGGCGACACGCAAGTTGGCGATTGGACGCCCATCCTGAGTGCGCCGAACCTCCGGATCGGCACCGAGGTTGCCGACGAGGATCACTTTGTTAACACCTGCCATGTTTTGCTCCTTTTGCTATGGCTTGGTTTATGCAGCTAAGTTACGCTTCGACTTAGCCCATGCTATCTGTCGACTTTTTACCCACGACAGAACTTCTGTACCCGGCTCTGTAGGAGTGACCTTAGCGATACTATGGTCAGGCCAGACGCCGAATTTTTCTCTGAACTTGTGCGCAGCAAATCCTGGGTTCTTGCCATGACGCACGCAGTATCCCCTCAACTGAGCGAAGAACGACGCCTTGTCCTCCATCGAGTATTGCTTGCTGACGTTCTTTTTCTTCAGCTCAGCCAGCTCACCCTCGCCCTCTTTCAGCTTCTCCTCGATACTGACAACATGCTCAGCAGCATGACCGCAGTTCAAACAGATACGCACTCCTGGGGCTTTCAGGCTACCGCACGAAGGGCATTCCTTCGGTAGCCTGATCTTCTCCTCGATGTTCTTATCGATCCCGGTCTTGGTCTTTCCGTCATGAAGTCCGGTATGCTTGGCATCTACATCGGTCACAAATCCCATACGAAGATGAGTATCGGTGTGATCCAGGATCAGGCAATAATCCTTCCCTGGCGCAGTACGTAGACCGCGACCGATCATCTGCACAAACAACATCTCGGATTTTGTAGGACGCGCAAGGACGATGCAATCGACCGGCCAGTCGATACCAGTCGTTAGTGTGCCGATACTGACTGCCACCTCGATTCTACCGGTCCTGAAATCCTCCTCCAGCTTACGGCGCTCATCCTTATTGGTGAAGGCATCCTGATAGCCAACGCGAACACCAGCATCTTGGAAGCGCTCGACCAAAGTCTGCGCATGGTCACGATTGACAGCGAAGCACAGCGTCGCGCGACCACGAGCTTTTTCTATCCAAGTATTGACGATGTCGGCGACAAGCACCTTGTCGCTCATCACATGCGCCAGCTCGTCCTCGACGTAATCGCCAGCGACCGTGCGAACGTCAGATAGGTCGGGATGGCTTGGGGCAAACACCCGGAACTGAGAGAGATGACCAGCGTCGATTAGCTCCTGCGTGGTGCTCGCTACGATCAGATCGGTATAGTAACCCTTACCACCAAGACCCTTTGTCCACGGCGTTGCTGACAATCCGATGATCGGGATATTCATCCACGCCGGATCGAGGAACCACTTCTCATAGAACTTGTACCAAATATGACACTCGTCGATAAGAACAATGTCGGCTTGCGGTATAGTGCGGTTCTTGAGCGTGGCGACACTGGCAACTTGAACGGGCTGGCTCCAGTCCGTCATTTCGTGTTGTGCCTGGATGACGCCGACCTCATCAATACCCTGCCGAGCGAACCTTTCGATGGTCTGATCAATCAAGGTTATCTTCGGCACAGTGAACAGGACGCGCTTGCCCTTGCTGCGTGCGTTAGCGACGATCTGGCCAGACAATACCGTCTTCCCAAATCCTGTCGGAGCCTTCATAACGATGCGACGATGACCGTTCGCGATCGAGGCGCGCAGCATGTTAATCGCATAATTCTGGTCATCACGCAGCTCGATCACGCTCGACTCCCCTCTCTTCTGCCTGACGCAGCAACAGCTCGTCATTCCAATCTGATTCCTTATTCTTTGGTATCCGCACCGCAGCAATAAGGGACTTTTCCAGAACCAGGTGCTTAGCCAAACTATAGGCAGCAGCCTGCCCAACAAAGTTGTCATCGTTGTCACCGAAGACCACGACATGCGTAACGCCTGCCGGAGGCTCCCAATTCCGCAAGCAGATTTCGTTGAGCGCCGCCCATACCGGCATGCGATAAATCGCTGATGCGGCCAATGCAGTCTCAATGCCCTCGGCAATGCCGATCTTCTCAGCTAATACTCCAAGACGTACCGCCCCACCAAGAGGGAACGGACCCGGCATGAACATCTTTGACGTTGAAAGCTGTGCCTTACTACCATCTTCGGTAAGATAGGTCCGATGCAGCATCCTGACCTTGCCATCAACGTCAGACACCGCCGCGATCATGCCAGGATGATTACTCCTGGTACCCGAGTGATACATCTCAGGCACGTAGCGTAGAGCCTCAGGGAATGGCTCGGAGAAGCCGCGCGCTGTCAGGTAGCGCCATACAGGATCACCGGTAGTAATCGTCTGGCTGGCTGCGGAGAGCTGGCGCAGGGCGATTCTATGATCAGGCTTCTCCACGACAGGAGCGCTTGCCGTTGTAGATGAGAGATTGCCTACGATCTCATCGACTCGCCTCGCCGCCTCCGCGTATGTCCAACCGTTGACCTTGGCGACCAGGGAGATTCCCTTGCCTGGGCCACACCCACGGCAGTAGTAGTCACCGTCGCCCTGGCGGTCGGTATAGTTGAACCGGTCCTCGCCGCCACAGTTCGGGCATGGCTGGTTCTTGCCGTTGAGAGCCTTGGGGGAGATGCCGAGCTGAGGCAGTATCTCGCGCCAGCGACCATGAGATACCTCTAGAGTCTTAGTCATTTACTCCCTCCTAATACGGCTCTGTCTCTCCCTCTGTCTCTGTCTCTGCCTCTCTCTCTGGACAAGCGATTTGCTAGCGACGTGCTAGCATCCTGCTCCGGTGACTGTTGCTCCTGATCCACAACGATAAATCCAGCGTCTACCAGGGTGTCGAGATTCACCGTTTCGGTGGCGCTGATGCGCCTCGAAATCCACTCTGAATCGTAGGGCAAATTGTTATTGGAGCGACTTGCTAGCAGCCAGATCATGATCAGGTGCAACTTGCTAGCATCTTGCAAGCACGCGAAGTCGTAGTTATCCAGCAGCTCGTTGTAGAGCTTTATCCATGGCGGAGAACGATCCTTGTAATGTTGGAACTTCTCAAAGTTCCTGACGCTGAAAGTTTTCATGCAGCTATCAGTTGCTCAGGCTTCTTGAACAGATCAATCTCGTCACCCCAGGAATCCCATCCTGGTCTGCCCTCGCGCGCGAACAGCTCGACCCGCGGTCCCTCACAGAAGCGCTCTACACGCCTCATAACTTCGTCAGGCTTGCGTGAATGTTCGCGGGCAGGGGAGATCACCACCTCGTGGATATCGCGCGCCAGGCGCTTCGGCTCGCCGATGCGGAATAACAATAGGTCTTCGGCGTTCTTGCGCGTGGTGTAGCCCATGCCGATACTCAGATCGGTTGTCGGATTTATCAGTGTAGTGCGCTCGATCTTGCGACCGTCAAGAGTGTGGCGCTTGGTCTTGACCCAGACAAACGCTCGTCCGGAATAGCGGGCGCCCCAGGCACGCGCGATCTCATCAGGACGCAAGACAGTCTTTGACTTCTTGGCGGCGACGTAGAGCTTAGGTGACGTAACCCAGAGGAATATCCAGGCACCATCTGGATGCAGCAGATCGCCGACCGGTAGCGCCGCAATGTCGGCGTCGGTCATGCGGTTGTAATGCTGCGGGCGTCCCTTGGTGCCAGCGACGAAGCGCGTCGGGGGATCGACGATGATGCAGCG